TAATATGGCATCGGATTCTCCCCATATGAGAACGTCTACTTGTTCACAATAGTTAGAGTTAAACTCTCGTCTATAGTCTGACACTGTAAGTAATTCTTTGGATAAATGTGTCGTACCAATGAGCTTACTAGTCATGCTATAAATTTTTTCAAGACATTTTTCTAACCGTTCTTTACTAATACATTTTTCTAACGTCTGATCAACGTTAATAGTAAAAGTGACTATGACTTCTCCATCATAAGCAGAAACGGCATCCGCCAATGAATCAACGTAATCTTCAATGATATCTACTTCATACCATTGCACTAAACATCCTATTGCAAATTTAGTTTTCATATAATTCCTCGTATGTTCGTTTCATCCAATACATTGTTTTTTTAGCTCCATCGTTATCTGGAATTGCATTGAATTGATATATTCCTTTTAATACCTTGGTAAATGTCATATCATCATCTAATATTTCTTTTCTAGCTAAATCAGCCATACAATATTGATAATGCAGAAACTTCATATCCATACCTGACAAATTTACAATATAATTTATCAATGGCTGATCTGTTCCTACTGCAAAGTTACTCTGCATCCAAAGTATTTGTTCTCTATTCTTTTCATAGAACTCATGCAATTCATTGAACAATGGCCTATGAATTTCATTTACTACTTGGAATCCGGCGTTAAAATATCTATGTAATGGAAATGAATCTTTGAAAATATACTTGCCATAGTTTTCTAAACTTCTACATACCCAATCCATACTGCCTTCTGTATTAGTTACAGTGTATTTACGATCTGTCAATTCAAAAAAGTTTGGACATTCAGGATGTATTACACAATCAGCATCTGTCAAGCAAATCTGATCATATTCAACTCCTTGAGCATCTAACAAATCAAATGCCCAGTATCTATAAAAATTTGGTTTGCAATATTCTGGTTCGAATATAGGCTCGTCTAATACAAATAGATCACAATCATTTTTATCACACCAATGCTTCCAAGAATCTATTCCATACTTATATGGCGCACTTCTATATTCCTGCCCAGGAAATGTTATTGCAGTTAAAAATACTATATTACGCTTCATAATTATGCTTTATCATGTTCCATACTTGACTCATCAATTGACTTCTTTGCATTTTTTCAAATCCTGTAAAGAACCAAAGATATCCATGTTTAATAAAGAATGGTGTATCATCTTCTTTCAATTGCCAATTAGGTCCTAACATTTCTTTTCTATGTAGATGAGTTAGTTTCCATGTAACCGGCATTTCCAAATTTAATTCTATTTCATTCTTTTGTAACCAATAATTAAAAGGTGTCTGCTCTGTTCCTTTTCTTATCTCTTTATCTTGTAATATAATAAATTTTTCTGAATTATCCAAATATAATTGCTTGAAAGATTCAAAAAAGTTTTTATGTGATTTATTAAAGATAATAACTCCGGAATTAACATATTTTGTCATATCCAATTCAAAATCAAAGAATGGTTCATATCCTTTGACGCTATCATATACCCACTTCAAATTATCCAGATCATTCCATGCCACAAATCTATCATCTATTTGATCAAATATATTTGGCGCATTCCATTTAATCATTGATGATGCATCTGCTAAGAATACATTATCCGCATCAATACCACGATCATCTAATATATCCCAGCAATGAATTGCTTTCTGCCAATTTGCTCTATGCAATGATATATCTGAATATGGTTCTTCAAATGTAACTAATTGTACATTATTTTTATCACACCAATATTGCCAAGATTGTTTTGAATAATCCATCCAATCAAATCCTCCATATTTAGTAGCTAGAGGTGCATTTTTTATTCCGGTCCAGAATACTATGTTACGTGGCATAATAAAATCGTTTTAATTCATTTAACTGTCGCATTAATGACGGTGTTTGTATATTACCTTCAAGGCATTTGTTTTTTCCTAATTCTTTAGGTATGATATTTGCTTGTACTTGAAACGTATCTTTAAATAGACATAACATATCATATTTTGAAATAGATTCTCCCTGTAATATATTAAGCACTTTATATTTATTCCAATTTTTCATCATATGAAAGCATTGTTTGGCCCATTGAAGAGTAGTATTTCCATTCCATATAGCTTTAGTATAACCAAATACATCATCATTCTGTGATAAAAACCATTCAAATAAACTTGCTTTGCTATTTACTTCCGGTCCTATAATGGAAGTCTTTAATATTTTTGTATTAGTCGTATGATTAATTATATACTCAGCTGCCTTTCTTTTCGAGAGGCCATAATCATCATCATCCATTTCACAATCAGTTCCTGGATGTATTACTTTTTGATCTAACTTACCTAACCATTCAGGCAATTCATAATTAATTGTAAAGTTATTTGTACGTTGAGGAATTGCTCCTATACAATTTACAATATAATCTGCTTGAGCAAACATATTAGGATTCCAATCAGGAAATCGTTTTGATGTAGTGGCTATGTCTACTCCTTGTGATTCAAGATATTTTACAACCATATGCCCAAGCATACCTTTATGCCCTAATACAAATACTTTCATATGACTTTACATTTTTTAAGAAATTCATATACATCTTCATCTGGCATCAAGGCATCATAACTATTGTATGACTTAGATTCGGTTGTCTGAATTTTATTGGTTATTAAATAATTTTCACCAGCATCAACGGTTCTCATCCATTCAATTTCTGATATCATAGCTTCATGAAGTTTCTCACCAGGTCTAATACCAACTGTTTCTAACTTTGTCGAATCTATATCATATGATAACATTAATGCACATGCAATCGAAGGAATACTAAATGACAATACTTTTGGTATAGCTATACAACCATGAGTATCATTGTTATATGCAAAATCAATTAAATCACATGCTCTATTTAAAGTAAGCAAGAATCTTGTCATTCTCATATCAGTAATAGGTAACGTTGTCGCACCACCATTTAACAACTTTTTAAAATAAGGTATCACAGAACCTGTAGATTCTAATACATTACCATATCTTACTAAACAAACTTTGATATCTGTCTGTTGTTCTGCATAATCAATATATAATCTTTCTGATATTGCTTTACACATTCCATATACATTGATAGGAGCACATGCTTTATCTGTCGATATAAACATTAGAGTTTCTATTCTATGATTACTACGTTTAACAGATTGTATTAAATTTTGATGTCCTAATATATTTACATTTACTGATTCATAAGGATTATGTTCGCAGATAGGAACATGTTTTAACGCTGCTGTATTAATTACCACATGTGGTTTATAATCTTCAATTGCATTACGTAAACTGTTAATGTCCTTTACATCGCCTATACGAAATGTAAGTTTTTTATTATCTGGATATTCCTTTTCTAGATTAACATGTTTATGCTCATCTCGACTTAAAACTAATATTTCATTCAATCCTAGATAACGCTTTATTAACGTTTGTCCTAGAGCTCCTGTACCACCTATAAGTAATATTCTTTTATTTTTCATATGATGCTTTTGTTATGTATAATTTTGATCCGTCATTGCATTTGATATACGCGTTTGGATATGGATCTTGCAACGCTCGTATTTTATTATATAATTGCTTTGCTGAAGCATTATTTATTTCATCTAATGTTATTTCACTTTCATTTGGCTTTCTACGTTTATAACATGTTGATTGTGATATGTCCTGCTCTCTTTCTTGCATATTATTATTTAATATAATAAAAATTCCTCTAATTCCCAAAGGAATTATGCGATTTGTTACATCTTTTAATTCACCATCTAATGAAAATTCTTCTTGAAATAATATAACACCGGCATCCAATTCATCTGTCATACGAAAATATGTCACAGCGCTTATACTCTCACCATTTATTATTTGATGTTGTAAAGGACTACCCCCCCTATATTTTGGCAATGGCGATGGATGAAGACAAATACAATTATATTTCTCCACAATATCATCTGGAATAATCCAGCTCCATCCTAGGAAGAATATAACATCTTCTTTCTGAAATAATGATGTAGTACGTTCAAATTCTTTTTTTGTTTCGATGAGTTCTACGTTATCAAATTCTTTTGAAATCTGATTATAAATTTCTAGACTCCAGTCTCTATATGCACATATCCAAATTTTCATTTCTTAACTACTCTTAATGTCTGAAATGCTTCTGCATGACTACAATTACTTTGATGTCCTCGTATCATTGACATTGATCGTAATACCTCTGGACTTCTAAAAGATCTTACTTGTGATGCCATTAATGAATAAGCTTCTATTTTTCTTTCAATATCAATTGAAATAAAATAATTTGGTTTAAACGATGAATTGATATCATGTGTATAGTCCCATAACATAACCTGAGGTTGTTCATATACCAATACTGTATTTACAAAATGATTTTTATCATGAGGTCTTAATGCAATAAGAGCAGCATTATATACATTATTATGATCTTGATTATATGATGGATATGGTATATAAATTTCTGATGGTTTATATTTATTGATAATTTTTTCAAATGATTCGATTAAATCTTGTACTTGATAATGATTTATTTTATTAGATAAACATTCATATGAAAATCCTAAAAATTTGGAAACGGCATCTGCTTCTTTCAATCGATGTTGTATCGATGGCCTATCAGGTATATGAGATTCATTAAATCCACAATACACTACATGAAAATCTTTATTTAATATTCCACCACATCCTAGTAATTCATCATCTATATGCGGTGCTATAACTAATTTTTTTGACATTTTATAAATTCCTTTATTTCTTGTTCTGGTTTCCAATTTAATATATTTTTTGTTCTTGTTAGATCGACATGTTCTATTATAGGCTCTTCTCGTTCTTCAATAAATTGATATGGAACATCAAACATTTTTACTATATCAATAATTTTTTGATGATTACCAGAACCTACATTTAATACCTCACCATTTATTTGTATACCGCTGCATTTATATAAAGCTGATACTACATCTAAAACATGTACAAAATCTCTAGTTTGAGTTCCATCACCGGTTATTGTCAATGGTTGATTGTTCTTATATTGTTCTATAAAAATTGACAATACTAATCTATATCCAGAATGATCCATTCGATCGCCATATACATTAAAAAATCTTAATGATGCAGTGTCAATATCATATATACTATTGTAATTTTTACAATATAATTCTGGAATGAATTTAGATGATGCATATGGACTAGATTCGGGATATTTACTAGCACATGATGATGCATATATAAATTTTTTAATATTACATTTAACACATTTATCTAATAATTTATATACTATAGTTGAATTTTCTTCATAATATTTACTTGGATTAGATAAAGATGATTGCACATCTAAAATACCAGCTAAATGATATACAACATCAATATTTTTTAAATCGTTTATAGTTATGTCCGATACATTCTTTTTTAAATATTTAGCTTTCTCATGAAAATAATTTCCATTGGAATTATCATCAACGACAATTACAGTATTATTGATATTGATATTAAATATATAATCTACTAAATGGCCTCCGATAAATCCACAACCACCAGTTATTAAATAAACTTGATCTTTCATATTTACAATGTATTAATATATGATTCTAATTCAATTAAATTTTCTTTAACTTTAAATTCATCCCATTTCAATGTCCCATATGTTTCTGGAATATATTTTGTTTTACGAATCACATTATAATATATAGGATCTTTTTGCATATTAATGTATACTTTATTATCTCGTCCTTTAATCCGGTCTGTGCCATTTATTTCAAATTGCCATGGATTGAAATTCTTATCAGTAACTGAACGCAGCCATTCTGTTTTCCAAATTGCTGGTTGTAATGATGTTAAATAATTACTGGCATCAGAAAATTTATATAATGTATCATCTATATGATTTAACATATAATGCTTAGATGTATCTGCAATCATTATTTTATTACCATCTACTTCTTTAAGAAAATTTGTATGCCATGATATCACATCATCGGTAATTTCACTATGAAAGAAATAATCTTCTAGTATAAGAAATGTATATTCAGTATCGACATATTCCAGAGCAGATAATAAACGTTCACCCCATGATTGTGAATTACAGTTATGAGATATGATATCTTTTTGATTTATTTTTTTTGTTTCTGATACTAATATATTAGTCGTATCTAATTGCCAATATTTAGTAAATAATCGCTGGAAATCATTCCATAAAAAATTATATTTATCACACGATGCAATTATAACAGAAATTTCTCGATTTTTCATAATTGTAAATCTTTAATTGATATAAATTTAATTCCTAGGTTAATTAACTCTTGATTATTCTTTTTTATTTCTTCAAAGAAATTCCATGCCATGACTATAATTACATCTGGCATTTTTTCTTTTAATTTTTCACGTGAATGTATAGGAATACGTACACCAGGTAATATTTTGTCATGTTTCAATGGATTATCATCAATGATATAATCTATTTCATCAGATGTTATTCCATAATAATTTAACGCTGTAGTTGCTTTTGCTGGTGAACCATACCCTACTAATGTTAATCCTTTATCTTTAAGATTTTTTATATTTTTAACTACATTTGTTTTAGCTTGTTTAACTCTATTTGCAAAATCTAAATATGTTTTATATTTTGTTATACCAAATTTATTTTCTTTTTCTAAAAATTCACGCACACTGACATGTGGTATATATGATTTAACTTTAACATACACTCTAATAGAACCACCGTGTGTATCAATATGCTCTACTTTATTTATTTTATATCCTAATCTGTTAAAGAAATTATTTAACGATGTTACACTCCAATAATTTACATGTTCATGATATATATTATCAAAAGTTAAATCTTTAATAGTATCGAGTAAATATTGTACTTCGATTATAAATGTTCCTTCGTGTTTTAATAATCGAAATACATTTTTAGTTATATTTTTTAAATCATCGGCATGGGCAAAAACATTCGATGCAGTAATTAAATCAACCTTTCCATTTTTTTCTGTAAGTGTATTATCATTAAAATACTCATTTAATGTAGGTATATTATTATCATTTGCTATTTTGGCAACATTAGATGCAGGTTCTATGCCTATTACATTAATGCCTTTCTCTTGTAATGGTTTTAAGGCTATCCCATCATTAGATCCTATATCTACTACTAATGAATCATTAGTTAAATTAAACGAATGAATATACTTTTGCGCAGCATTTTCAAAATGTTGCCTAAAAGATTTTGAAGTAGATGAGACATATAAATAATGATCAAACATTTTCTCTGCCGGGACGTTATATGATAACTGACAATTATGACTATCTGGACAATATACCATTTCTAATGGAAATAATTCATCTTCATCAGTTTCAGAATTAAGTAGATTATTAGCTAATGGAGACATTCCTAATGACAAAACCGGTTTTAGATTATTACTATTCGATGACCTACATTTATCAGAATAATTATTCATTATCTGTAACCTAAAAATTTCATCAACTAATATATAAGGAATAGTATGAGTTATACCATAATTTTCATGTTCTCTTTCACCTCTCACTAAATTTAAAAATATTGAATCTTCTAAAAAGACCATTGTATGAGCAACGTTAGGTTTGATAATAGCTACATCACCTTCTTGAATTAACTGAGTTTTTATCTGTGATTTTGGATTTGATAAATCTTTTATCACACTAACATATTTTCCTTTTACTAATAAACATTTCTGTTCTTGTATAGGATGATAATGATTAGCTCTAACACTTCCTTTTTTAGATTCGATATAACCAATTAAATTAATAGGCTCGGTTAATTCATAATTACTAATCTTACCTCTATCATCAATATATTCTTTTCCACCTTGAATTGTATATTCCAATTCTGGTCTAATTTCTTGCTCGGACCAATTACTAATCATCTCTCGCATACATTGTTCTAAATCATATCTAAATTTAAAACCTGTTGCTAATAGTTTTTTGTTTGAAATAGTATAACCTAAATTTGGTATCTCATCATCTGTTTCGATTAATTTTAACGATGGTTTTATTTTTTTACATAATTCTGCAACTTCTTTAACAGTCATGTTTTCTTTTGAAAGATGGAATGTTTCTCTTTTTATATCCTTTCTCTCAGCCATAAATTTAAAACATCTAGCTACATCCATCAACGGTACTAAACTTTTTAATTGAACTCCTCCTGAAAATAATTTTATAGTTCCGTTCTGAGAAGCAATTTTAGAAAATAAATTAGGCATTATCCCAACTCTCATAGTATCTGTAGAGTAACCATAAACAGATGCTAATCGTAAGACTACATAATCCAATGTAGAACTTTCAAGATATTGTTCTGTATGTACTTTTCCTTTAGAATATGTAAGTACCGGTGTAGTAGGTTCTTTTTCATCTACAGCATATTTAGTTTCTTTAAATCCTTCGTATACTACATGAGTTGATGGAAACATTAATTTACAATGAGATGGTACATTATCAATGATAATTTTTGATCCTCTAATACCTACTTCTTCAATCAATTCATTCTGTCCAAATTTTTCTTCTAATTTAGTATATGCGACATCTGTAATTCCTGCTAAATGATATACTATATCAGCATCCTTAACAACTTCCTTTATAAAAGATTCATCTAATATTTCGCCTTGGATAAATTTGAATCCCCAATCTCTTAACTGTTTCACTCTTTCTGATATAAAACGTTTATCTATTACAGTAATGTCCTTGTACCTGGTTTCTCCGGAATATAACTTGCATAATTCTGTTCCTATATATCCTAAACCACCTGTTATTACTATTTTCTCCATAACTTTACTTTTTTTATTTTAATGCCGTTTTCCATTTTTTACCATTCAATATATTAAGAATATATTCAACTCTTTTTTTACCAGTATGATAATTTTTTATATGCTCATATCCCTTAAGTCCTATTTCTATACATTTTTGTTTATTGTTTAGATAATATCGAGCCTTTTCTTCAAATTCTTCTGGTGTAGAATATTCTACATAACTAACACCGTCTTTAAATGGATTTGGAAATTCAATTTGTTTTTTTTGTACAAAACAACATGTTTTATTTGACATAATTTCCCACATCCGTCTACAACTATTCCCCGCGCCCCATGCACTTACACCTATATATGAATTTGAAATATAATGCATATAATCTTTATATGAAAATCTATTACCAATAATATTATTATAACCTTCTTTTTTTAATTTGTTACAAATGAATTCTGATTCTGCTCTTAATCCTGTACCTAAATGACCAAAACTACAAAACATATCATATTTTTTGGTATTTAATGTTATGTCATTAGATTGAAAATAACTACTTTTAGAACTAACCAATAACGGAATAATTTTTTTATCTACTAAATCTTCTTTATACACTTCTCTTTTAAAATACCATTTACATCTCTTATACATTTCTCCATCAAGCCATGGCTCACCTTTATTTAACATAGGATATTGTTTTAAACTTTTTTCTGTTTGAATCGCAGTCCTATGCCCAGTTGCATTATATTCACTGCCATCTATGTAAACTACTATATCTGGCCGATTAATTATATCTAACATTTTAAATGTATAATCTTTGGCAGCATATTTATATTGACGCTTACACCAAAAAACAAAAATATAATCAACATTTTTTGCAATTTTAATAATCTGTTCTTCTGTATAATTTGCTATTGAATAATCAAATTTATAGATTTTTATATCTTCTGTATGATTAAATCCATCTGTTATTAAATCTGCCATAGTATCTAATTGCGCATTCGGATATATTGCAAGTATTTTAGTCATGCTTCTCCTCTATCTTTAGCTCGAGCAGTACGCCACGAACCTGTTTTTGTCTGTGCTGAGATTGACATATGTTGTACCCAACTAGTTCCTACTACTATACATTTCATTCCTTGTTCTGCCCAATGCATTATGTTACCTTCTTGACCGCCCCATTTACCATCACCACCATTGTATTTGTTTTCGACTTGAAATAAATCTCCATTATCATCACTATAAGCATGATAAAATTCTTTTGAAAATACTAACACGATAGGACTAATATGCTCACCCCAACGCACACCTGGGACTTGATATATCTGTCCTGTAGGTCCATCTGATAATTGATGTGATGGATGTGCTATATTGGAAGCAACAGGAACATACATTGAATTATTATTAAATTCATCTGAGATTGCATATTCTAATAAATTATTTAATGTATCATCAAAAATAATATCCTCGCCAGCTAGTACAATTAAATCACAATCATCTTCTATAGACTGTTTAATACTTAAATTCCAAGCACCGGTAATACCTTTTTCATATTGATCTTCAATATAAGTATAGCACATATTTTCTGTAGTGATATCTATTAGATCTGTAAATGAATTTTTAGGTTCTGATTGATTATCAATTATATATGCATTAAAATTATATTTACAACTATCATAGAAACTTGAAATGCTATCTAAAGCTATCTTATCTAAATTTTCTGGTCTGTTTTCTGAATAATGATATGTTACCGCGTATCCTATTTTCATGATGCGTTATAAAGTTTAATTATTTTTTGTTTAACATTTTCCATACTGTAAATATTTTCTACAGCAGTGAATGCGGATTGAATACATTCAATATAACTGTCTACATTATCATTTAGTTTAATAAACTGATTTTCTAAATGTTCAAAATCATTAACTGCTAAATCTGGATAAAGATGTTGATTTGAATCAGCATTACAACCTAATGTAGGAATTCCTAATATAGCCGCCTGGATTCCTGTCTGGCCGGCAGATCTAAGCGGATCTAAATTAAATAAAAATTTACAAACTGATATTTCTTTCATAAAATCATCCCAGTTATCAGTCATGACACGTCGAACTGTTAAGTTGTATTTATCAGCCATATATCTAGTAAATTTTTCAGTTTCTGATCTTCGTATCTCAGGTCTAGTAGGTGATATATATGAAAATACATCATATATCCTTTCTTGTTTGTAATATTTATCATATAAAAAATTTACATTATATGGCTGTGGAATCCAGTTTGCTGACCTTCCAATTACCTGTTCTAAATCACGTGTAACAAATCCAGGTTGATTTTTAATAGTTAGTTTAAATGGCACAGCAACATCATCACATTCATTAAGTACTTGACAACGTCTTTCTTCTGGTATTAATACAAACTGTTCTTTTAATATTCCAATGATTTTTGCGTTAGGATATTTATTACGTATTTTATCAATTGTAAATTCTTCTGGCCATCTCTCTCTTACTAAAAATATTAGATCAAAATCTATACTAGGAAGTCCAGTCTTTTTCATGTTTATAAAATAACCATTATCACCAAATAGAAACGGATATTGAAATATACTCATATGTGTTTCATTACCTATAGAATGTTTAGTTGTATAAGGCATGTCCGAATCTAATAAATAAGCTTTGTTATTTTTAATCTGAAAAGATTCTTGTGCTGTTTTATCTATGAGTAATCCAAATTTCATATTGTATCGTAAAATGCGTTCTGACGTTCTTGACGTTCTATTGATTTTGGGTGATGTATACAATATTCAGGATTACTTGGCATATGAGCAAATTTCTTATAACCAACTAATTGTTCATGTACTTTACCATGCCATTTAATATCATTGCTATTTTTATACAACCTCAATTGTACATCTGGAAAATTAATCCATCCCTTATCATTAATATTCCACCTCCATTTTCTGACATGTTCTTGAGTCAATCCAGAAACTGTATTGATACGTGATAACCAATATGCTTCTACATCCGGATGTTCGTTAATAAACCATGGTATAGCCTGCATTAAATAATCATCAGGATATTCATCCGCATCTAATTGAAGAATCCATTCACCAGAGCATAATGAATTGAGATAATTTTTATGTGTAGCAAAATTTTTATCAAGTGAATGATATGCACGAATTACATTTTGATCATGGCATTCTTCAGCAAATGTTTCTACGTAATCTTTTACTTCTTGCGTATGATTTGATTCATCGACTAAAATAACAATCTCATCTTCTTCTGATTTATGTTTTAGAAGATAACTAGTAAGATTTTGTATCTCATCAATCTCATTACATACAGGAATTGCATAACTTATTTTCATTCTGCTTTTTGTTTTTCTAGTTCATGGTATACTTCTGCAGTTAATGAATAAAATCTATCCAATGCCAAGTCAAATTTATTCCCATCATATTGTTCTGCATTTTCTACATCTAGCCGAGCTGTGAAGTATTCTCCTTCTTTACCAGGTACTGGATATTGTTCTCTTTCATCACCTTTAATTGCAACAACTCTACAAACTTCCCATTTTATATCATCGCGTGATGTACCGGTAGGATACAACATTCCAATTCCTTGCATTTGTAAAAAGGCTGGGTACCATACCAATCCACGTGTATCATCTTCATATTTACATTTACGCATTAATTCGGTTAATTGCGTTTCATATTTTTTAACAACATCAGAATCAATTTTCATGTTATCGGTTGTTGTGAATCCAGATTCCATACACATATAAGATGTTGTATCAGTTTTATCATCCGCTTCTACTATAACACATACATTTCCTGTTATAGGTGATTTTTCATCATAATCTAATTTCATACTTCGACCTTTTTAAGTTTTGGTAATTTAAGTTTTGGCGTCTCGGCCTTTTTAAGTTTTGGTAATTTTAAAGCTACTTCTTGAGGTACTCCTGATAACCCTCTATCTACTAATTCTACAAATTTATTTGCCATTTTATCTAATGTAAATGCAGAAGTAGTATATTTCATCTGCTGTTGTGCTTTAGGTAAATGTTTTTTGTAATTTTCAGAAATTTCTTTTAATACCGCAGATGCATATTGATAATTAACTGTAAACCATTTTGATCCTTTCAATAAAAATTTATCTGCTGCAGATTCATGTATATCAGTTAAATCGCCAGGTAATAATATTGAATAATCTTTTAAGAAATCAACATGACCTGACCATCCAGATGTTATAACAGGCTTACCAGTAGCAGTAAATTCTAATAAAGGCCTTCCAAATCCTTCGCCTTTAGTAAACGATACCATTGCTTTAATCTTTGGATGATTATATAATGAATTCATTTCTTCATCAGTTAAGTCGCCATGTAATAAGTATACATTTGGTGCTTTATGTCCATATGGTGTCAATATCTGTTGAATTTTCTGCATCTGCTCATCTCTATCCATAATAGAAAAAGTCGCACCAGAAGTTTTCAATATAAGAGCTGGCCTATTATGCCGAGCTTTATTTTTATATGTCTCTGCAAAAGTTTTAATTAACATTCCAATATCTTTACGATCTTGCCCCATTGTACCTTTCAACCAATGTCCTACAAACAAATATGCAAATGATTCTTTTACTATTGATAATTGATCTTTTACTGTATCATGTATTTTATTTGTCCGTTTATATACGTTTGTATCAATGCCTTCAAATAATACTTCAATTGGTTTTTGTAATGATAATTCTTCAACTTTTTGTTTTGTCTTCTCATCAATTTTATCATATGTACTTTTAACAAAACCGTCTTTTGAATGCTGAGATGTAGTGATAATTAAATCCATTTTATTACATCCTTGCAAAAATTCTGCAGATACTTGATTAGTTTCAATACCAGCTGTTACCCCAATATTATATTTTCCATGAGGTTGAAATTCATTTGGTACTGATATTTGAATAAATACATCAGGTTTACGGTTGATATCACCAGCCGCAATACATTTAATAATTTGTAAATGATCTGGATTTTCTGGTTTCAATGCATCCGACGGTGTCGATCCCCATGGCAATGATATAATCTGTATATCATATTTATTAGCTCTTATTAAGCTAGTTACCAAATCTCTTGTATGATTTCCATACCCAGACCTAGTCGCAACCGGTCCTTGAACTACTATAAATGGTTTCATATTATTCCTACGTTTTCTAATTTCTTTTTTGGTTCTATTTTATACATTGTAAATTTTTGACGAGGTGTCCATTTTTCAAAACATTCATCCATACATTCTATAAATCTTTCTGACATGCGCTTAGCTGACATATTAGATTCATTTCCATTTACCCATTCATGTCCTTCCATACCAGATTTTTCACGTTTTTCTTTTGATTGCTTGAACCAATAATACATTGCAACGGCAACATCATCAGGCGTACATCGATCATCAAATATATAAGGAGTCTGAGGCGATCCTTGTAATGATCTGTTAGATGGATAAACTGGCATTGTCCATTTAGCATGCTGTCTATATGTACCTGCGTGATTAGTAGGAAATTCTGTATCAAATTCTATCCATTCGCCATCCTCTTCAAATCGACAACCGTCTTGCAACCCACCAGTAACATTATTAATAATAGGAGTTCCTGTATGCAATGATTCGCACCATGAAATACCAAAACCTTCATTGGATGCAATGTTAACAGTTACATCTGACATGTTATAATAAAAATTCAATACTTTAACATCTACAGGTTGATCGCTAAAAACAATATTACAATCTGGAGCAATCGCGTTTTTAACTGCCATTAAATCTGTACCATTAGCATCTGATATCTGAGTATGCATTAATAATGCGCATTTTTTTCTTTGTTCATCGGTTAATTTATCACAAAATTGCTTGAACGCTAAAATTAAATCACCAGGTTGTTTTCGTCTGATATTTCTGTTATTCCAGAAGAATATAAAATCAAAATCATGATTAGCTTTAAAATTTTTCAGAAAGTCTTGATATTCATTCCAATCAGGTGATAATTCTGTTATAGGGAAAAACTTTTTAGAATTAACTCCATGGGGTACCCATTGTACTGCCCAATCAGGCTTTGGATGTTTTTGCAATACATTTTTTACTATATTCTGAGTCTGCCGTGAGATATTCATTATCAGATCACATGACTCATAGGCACTTTCATTCCAATGTGGATAAGGAAGATCATCCCATATGTTATAATACATTAACGGAATACTCTGTCTAATAGAATGCTCTATTTGATATAACCAACCCCAAAATCTTGGATCTGTAAAATGAAGAATAGCATCTGGCTTTTCAACGTTCATTATCTGTTGTAATATCTGTGGATTGCCATATCCTGAACAGGCATATATCTTTACCGAAGCATCATCTACACCCGTTTCTTTTCTTACATCATCTGATACATCAAATATTTTTCCTTCATCCGGATGTTTGACGGCGGCTCCTAACTGCACCCAATCGTATTTATCAGCAGTGCCTATAACAAACTCTTTGGACATTGTTGCTATACCAGAATGCATTCGTAGATCATCTGATAAGAGTAATATCTTTTTCTTTTTTGGTTTGTTTGGGTCTAGTTTTTTAAGTTTTGGTAACTCAATTTTTTGCATTATAACTCCTTGTAACTTTTATATAAATATTGATTAAGATAGGATAACCACCTTTTTTTCATGCTTTTGAGCAGATTTTATTGCACTTTCCGAACCATTAGCTGTTGCACCATTTGGTACCAAAGCAATCATACAATCACAATTTTTTGCAATCAAATTATTTCTATGATGAAACTGGGATACATGATAAGGCTTATCATAATAATGTTCAGACATTGCACTATATAAATTCTTTGGTGTATGAGCTGGGTTATATTCTTTGTATGTAATTTCAAACTCTATGGAATATTTCTTTACATATTTATCAGCACCATCTTTCGCACCACCACTTATAATAATTAATTCTTTACCAAATTTCTGTTTCAAATCTGTTAATAAATTTTTTATCTTACGCACGTTCTCATATTGACGAGAACCTATAACTGCTACTCTCATTCTTTTATTCTATTAACTTTTGGACATAGATCATCACGATCTTTGAAATCACAATACTTGCAATTCTTCTTGTTCTTACCAGCACTTGCAACATAATCTCTATCAGATATATAATTACCTTCACTATCAAAACACGTCTCCACCCAGGCATCAATAGATCTATTAAGCTTATTACGAGTCGGCTTACCACTAGCTGGCATATGTTCTTGTACTCTCTTCTGAGGGAACATTGCTCCTTCAATAAGCTTTCGCTTAACAATCATATATTTGATCTTGATCTTCTCAACATTAAAACCAAATTGCTTTGCAAAATATTCTTTATATAAGACTAATTGAGATGATTTCAAAGAATCAGCTTTCTGATATTTGTTCCATCCCATCGTACTAGTTTTTATATCAATGATAGTTATTTCATCTGTACGTTTATCTCTAATGATGACATCGATATATCCTAACATGAAAATACCTTTGTCTTGATTCACAGGATGATATATTGGTAATTCAATACCAACTAATTCTTCGTTCTTAGCTGAAAAATACTTACTACGATGCCTCTTAATATAATCTAGAATAGTAACACCATCTTGATAAAATTCAGCTAATTCAAACTTGGTAGAAAAATGATCATCCATTTCTTTTACCGCATGCTGATAATGGTGGCGCATTCTTTCTTGTAACATGGCATTCAGATCTAATTCATCTGCTGCCTTCGCTGTTTGTTCATACATCACCGTTAAATAATGCTGTAATGTTTCATGAAAGGATGTTCCGAATAAAGTATGAATACTCTGACTAAATTGGCGCAGGCCACGTATATATGCTAATTCCCATTGCTTTGGACATTTACTATACATTGCAAATTGAGAATATGATATTTTACGATCACCTTTCTGCGGCTCTTTGATATTGAATTTTACTAACTTATGCATACTTAAATATAATAAATTATTCTCAATAAACCAAATTTTTTCTATGCTAATTTATCTATAGATCTCTGCAAATACCACATTGCCTTTTCCAGATCTTGTAATTCGGCTGCTGGTTCTTTTTTACCTGCACGTGATACATATTTTACAACATTACCTAAATTGAAATCCAAATCCCATGCTTCAATTACTTTGATAGCTTCATATGGATTATCTTTACCACCATAATGATCTGGATGATATACTTGTTCTGATTCTGTAAACTCGACTTTGGTTTTTCTATCTTTAATTACTTTAGCCATTGTTTTATTTCCTTTTCTGTTTTACCATAATCCTTTAACAGATTTTTCAGATCATCTACTCCATTATCTTTCCAGAAATCAATATATGTTTTAGCATCTCGTTTTGATATCTGATAATGTTGAGTTAACATTCCTAACAGGTCTTTGTTATACTCTTTTGCTTTCTTACCTTTTATATATTTACTATACATTTTTTGTTTTGGTAATACATCAAAATATAATTGATATACATGTTTTTTACTTAACGGTCCAATTGTATATTGCTGAAACATATCAACAATCTCGATTAGATCAGGATTCATTGACAACCACCTATTGATTAAGTATGGTGAAAATGATTTCTGATCTAATTCTGATAATGCATTCCAATCAACTTTCTTAAATGTAATATTAGCTAAATGATCGAATATAGTAGCTGCCTTCTTCATATTATGAATATAATAACTTTTTCTCGTAAATCCTAATTCATTCCCATCATTGATGGATCAAGTTGAGGAGCTGGTTTATCTTCTTTTATATCAATCATAACACATTCGGTAGTTAACATTGTACCAGCAACTGATGCAGCTTTTTCTAAAGCTATTCTTGTTACTTTAACCGGATCAATAATTCCTGCTTCAATCATATTAACAACTTTTTCTGTCCTTGCACAATAACCATCTGTATATGGACCTGATCCATTTAGTTTACTAT